GGCATGTGACTTGGAATTCCCTTTGCATCTACACTTGTTTCAAGCTCTCCGCATATTGCACACTTGTATTCTTGTGATAGCGCCATAGACTTATAATCTTCAAGTGTTATCCCATACATCTTCTTGAGATCTGAATTTTTGGCCTTATCGGGATTGGCCTTTCTCCATTTTCTTGCGTACTCTGCTTTGTCTGTGCTGTCTACAGTCTCTTTCCACTGCCAGTTAGTAGGGCCTAGTTGCTGAGAGCTATTTACTTTATGCAAATGATGGCGCTCTGGCCTATCTCCCACACACTCTACAAATGCCCAAAAGTCATCAGTCCATTCCTGACACATAGGAGCACTAGCCTTACGCCTATGCCAATAATATGTTTGATATAAAGGATGCTTTTCTCTTGCGCCCCAATCTAAATTTCTAGGTTGCTCAACTTTCCCATGCCTAGAATATCTAAATAGATGCTTCTCACAGAGCCCAGACTTTAGAGTTTTCTGCCTATCTGTACATCCACTGATACTACATATGGGGTGGGTAGACTTGATATGCGCCCTATAGTGAGTGGCGCACAATTGACCCCTGTATGACTTACTTTTGCATCCCACAATAGAACAAGGAGAAGCTGTTGCCAGCCTCTCCTGCTCATAGTGCTTTCTACATAGACCGCTAGAAAATACTGAATTACCACAACCATCAAAACTACATTCTACATACTTCATAAAACCCCCAGATATTTAGTCCGGGGTTAGTGTATCGTGTAGTCCCTTAGTTGTCAAGCCCCAGCTGAACCAAACATACCCAGTGGATCCGACCATCCAAACGAATACCGCTCACGGCTCTTGTAGCGAACATTTCCTGTGTCAAAATCACCATCCATTGACTGTTGCAGGGGTGAACGCTCAAAGTGCTTCATACCGTTAGGTACATCTGTGGTCAGGAACCATGCATTGGTGTCAGTCAAGAAGTGATTGATACAGTAGCCTTCAGGTATCGAACCATTGTTCTTGATAGCATTGATGTCATTGTCAGCTGTACCAACGCGGAGGGAAGTCTCCAACAGACGAGTAGCAACGAACTGCAGTGAAGGCGGAACCACCAACTTACGTGGGCGGCTAGCGATCAACAGGCTACGTTCATCAGTCCACAGTGAGATTTGAATAACAGCGGCTTCCAAGGAAGTCTCATTCAAGTCAGCTGGGGTTGTTGGAATGTTGCTGTTAACGCCACCAGATACTAATGGATGGCTTGCTGAGAACAGAGCAACTCCATCACCACCTGGGTAGGAGGCTGAGAAGCCGTTGTTCAGCGTGTTAGCAGCTTTAACTTGCTTGGTGTATGCCATAGCACGAGCCAAAGCCTTGGTGTAGCGAGCTGAGAGAGAATCGTACAAGTTATCTTCGATTGCTTCTTCAGTTAGCGAGAAACCAAGAGCGATAGTTTCATGGTTGTAGCGGGCGGTCCAAGCTTCTTGGCCGTTGTCATAAGCGATGGCGGAGCCTTCATTCTTGACAGGTGCGGCTGAGAATCCAGACAGTTTTGTTTCTTCTTCGAAGGAACGCTCAGAGGTCTCAGTTTCGTAGATCTCTTTGTGCTCTTCGCCGTAACGTGCATACTCAAGACCGAACAATGCGTTCAGGCCGGGGAGCAGCTCTTTCAATAGTTGTGCGCGTGAAATAGCCATGATTTAAGCTCCTTAAGCAATGCTAGTGCCAGCATAGTACTGATGCTGACCAAAGTTAATCTTGACCAAAATCTCTGGGTACTGCATCAACACAATAGTAGTGTTCAATGTAGCAACGGGAGCTTGATTCAAAATAAACGATGTAGCACCGGCGGCTGCGGCGGTGTCAACGAAAGAACCCGCAGAAACATAGTTTCCGTTTGAGTCCAACGAACCAACGTCTGTACCAACAGGTAACGCAAACGGCAGGGCCGAACAAGTTACAGTAGCGGTAGAAATGCTGGAGTACGTCACAGTTCCAAGCGAAACAGCCGTATCAGGCACCAATCCAAGCACGCGAACGGGCAAAGATGAAGTGGTGGCAGGGGTATCGCTAGGTGCAAGAATAGCATTCTTAGAATTGCCAGTTGCAGTGCTACCTGTGTTGTTAATCATGGCCAAATTTTGACCAATCATAGCGCGAGCGCCAGAAGCAACAGCGGTAGTAGCAGAACAAACAACACCCTTGAACACTTGGTCAGGATCGTCAGCAACAATAGCTACTGCATCACCAGCCGCAGTAGATGCGGGCCAGTATTGCGCGAAGGTCAACTGTTTAGTGACGGGGTTTGTATAACGGCATCCTAAAAAGATACCTGTTTGATTGCCTGCTGTGCCAGTAGACACAGACAGGCGCACGATTTCACCACGAGACAAACCTACGTAATCACCGTAGAAAATGTTTGTAGAGTAACCGTTAGTGATCGGATATTCACGAGTAGAACCCGCAAATACCTGACCTCCGATCAAATTGACCGGTTTTAGGCCGTAAGGGGCCGAGATAACGGGATAAGCCATTTAAGACTCCTATATTAAATTTAAGTACCTTTGCCAAAGCTACTTGAGGACTTACGCTCTTGAAAGAGGGGCATCCGCGCATCGCTTTGACGCATGAAACTATTGTCTACAGCATCCGTCTGAGCTTGTGTTTGTTTAGCGAAGTGTTGGTTACGCTGTTCCACAAAATCAGATGGAGTCTTGCAAAGCAATAATCCGCCAATCTCAATGTTGTCTTTAAAACGACTATTGGGATCAGCTAACAGTTGAAATTTGGGTTGCTCCTCAATGGTAACGGGTTCCCAACCTTCACGGAGTTTGGCCGATAGGTTGCGGGGATCTGCCGCATTTAATGTTGAGATGCGAATCCAGCGATAGTTGTAACCTGGCTGTTTGTCTGGCTCAGGCAACATTTCAGGAAGCGCCCACTGTTTAGGACGCTCTTGTACCGCACGTGTTTGTAATTCTCTTGTCAATTTACTTTCAGCCATTCTGGGCCTCCACTTTCAGGAATTCCTTAACATATTGTTCAGGTGTTATTCCTAGTTTTTTAATCGTATTCAACTGGCTCTGCTTAAGCTTCACCTTGTTTGGAGATGTGCTACGAGCTACCGGGGCTACCACTGTGCTAGGTTTTGGTCTAGCATCAGCTTTAGCCGTTGATTCATTCGATGTCCTTTGGAAAACCTCTGGAAATCTTTGCCGAACTGTTTTGTCCAATTCAGAATAATATTCGTCCGAGCCGACTGGAACGCCAGAATCCTTTAGGTCTTCGTGAACACCCAAAGCATAAGCTGTCATCCCCTTGTTTTGACCAAACCAGCGATTGCGGGCTTGCCAATCTTCAGCCTTGTTGTCAGGCCTGGGAACAGGTTGTCGTTGCTCTTGACGCGGTTGTACTTCATATTGCTCCTCTTGTAAAGGGGGCATCTTAAAGTTTTTAATCTGGATTAACTTGTAATTGACATTTTGCAAAGCCTGCTGGGCTTCAATCATCTTGTCAGTATCGCCAGAATCATATGCCTCGCGGTATGCGCGCTTGGCCATCTCCAACTCCATGTTGGCGGCATTCTGAACTGTAGCAATATATTCTTTTTCACCATTTGTAAGAATAGTCTTGATACGTTTGTTTTCTTGCAACACACGCTGAGCAAGATTCAAAGCCTCTTGCTGTTCACGTAAAGCTGATTCTTTCTCTCGGCGCTCATCATGCCAAACTTTACGCATTTGCTTAAGCTTAGTCTTGACTTCATCGTCATACTTATCTAGCTCATCCTTTTCCAACTCCTCAACAAGAGGCTTTGGCATAGGTTCGCGACCACGATCCTGAGCAGGCGTATCGTCTTCAATTTCAATCTCAAACTCAGGCTCTTTAGACTCAGATTTATCTTTGTTGTCTACAGCTTCGTCTGGAAATTTAAATTCGTCTTTTTCAAATTCAGGCATTTTGTGCTCCTTTATTTGCGTTTAATACCGCGAGGATCGTCTACGACGGCCTCAACAGTATCGTCATTGATGATACGAAACTCGCGGCCATGTATAACCAAGCGAGATCCAGAATGTGGGCGAACCAAGATGAAATCACCTTGCTTGCACCATGGACCGGTTGGAAATTTAACCGGATCTTTGTAGCAGTCTGGCCCCAAATCAACAACAAAAAGAACGGTTGTGAGCGTCTCTTCATTGCGCATGGTTTCATCAGCTTTTATTAAACCAACTTCACTATCTTCAAATTGCTTTTCCGCTTCCGGAATTGCGCAAAGAATACGATAGCCAGATGGCTTAGGTAGTTGTTTTCCTTTTTCCTCTGCGGTTGCAGCAAAGTTATAGGCTCCGACAACTTGCGGGTTGCTGGCGTCTGTAGCCAACAGGATGGAACTAGTCATCCATTTTCTCCATGGTTTGTTGCAGGTCTAGTGCATATCCCCTTACAGTGAGCAGACCCTTGATCTCACCGCAGAGTTTCTTGTACTCCTCATAAGACTCAGCCCTACCTTCAGATAGGTAGTCTTTAAGTTGAGCAACCTTTTCGTCGGATTGCTTTACCAGTACATCAATTACATCCATCATTCTTCCTTAGTTTGTTGAGAAGTTTGATTATTCATGCCGCGCTCTTGACTTGTTTTAGCTTGGTGTGTGCTTGACAAGTGAGTCAAAACCTCAACACCTTTATCAAGCAAGTGAGATTGTTTAGCATTCTTCATTTGAGCAACAGATCTCATGGCATCTATCTTCTGACGCTGCGCCTCAAGCTGTAACTGCTCTTGCTTAAGCTGAGCATCTGTTTGATCCTTAGCCACTTTGCGCTGCAAGTCACCTTGTTTAATCTGCAACTCTTGTTGTTGCAATTGAACCATTGGATCTTGTGCTTGCTGTTGTGCCTGCTGCTGAGCCGCCTGCTGTTGATTACTTGCCAATAAACGCTGTGAAGCTTGTGCCAACAACGGAGCCAAGCGAGCTTCAACTTCAGGATCCATATTGATATCTTCGCCGGCCTCATCTTTCTGTGGTGGCAAGCTCATACCAAGCTGCAATTCAATCTGCTTACGATACTCAACTCCTAAGTGCTCGTTAATGTGCGCCATCATTGCTGACTGCAACTGCTGAGCCATAGGATTATTCTGGAGCAACTGCATGATCTTTGGATCTTGCATCGCTGACATATGGACCATGATATGAGCCTGGTGGTCTTGATACATAAATGCCTTGACCGGCTTCATCATCAACACGTTCTGGTTTTCTGACACTGGATCAGTAGGCTTCTGGTCTTCTTCCATCGGCACAAGCTTAGCCGCATCTTTAATACCTAACACATCTAACATCTGACGATGCAGTAAAGGCATGTTGTACAGCTGGGGTGATTGCTGTGCCAACTGCATAACTGCTTGATACTGAACAATCTTCTGCGCCATAGTAGACGCGTTAGGATCGCTAACAGGTATCACATCCACATTGTCGTAGTCGCTGCGTTTAGCTTTACGCGAACCTTCAGTAGGCTCGTAGTCGTAATCTTCTGGTGTGTACGCAGCAATGATGCTTTTTAAGAGTTTTAACTCTTGCTTCATTGAGTAGTGAATACGCGCTTGCACAGCGCTCATCACTTTAAGCGTTCTCTCCAAAATAGCCAGTGTTGTACCGACAGGAGAGTTAGCAGACATATCACTAATCTGAAGATCAGCAGTATTAGCAAAACGGCGACCTTCATCGACGATCTGACCCAGCAAAGCCATC